CAAGGTCCACAGGGTGTTGGTCCACAAGGTCCACAAGGTGTGACTGGTCCACAAGGTCCACAAGGTCCACAGGGTGTTGGTCCACAAGGTCCACAAGGTGTGACTGGTCCACAAGGTCCACAAGGTGTGACTGGTCCACAAGGTCCACAAGGTCCTGCTGGTCCACAAGGTCCACAAGGTGTGACTGGTCCACAAGGTCCACAAGGTCCGGCTGGTCCACAAGGTCCACAAGGTCCTGCTGGTCCACAAGGTCCACAAGGTGTGACTGGTCCACAAGGTCCACAAGGTCCTGCTGGTCCACAAGGTCCACAAGGTGTGACTGGTCCACAAGGTCCACAAGGTGTGACTGGTCCACAAGGTCCACAAGGTGTGACTGGTCCACAAGGTCCACAAGGTGTGACTGGTCCGCAAGGTCCACAAGGTCCAGCTGGAGCTGCAAACACAACCAATCATGTTTATTTTGGTGGATTGATCGTTAGTACATCATCTACATCTATTGCATCGAATGAAATTCGTTCTTCTGGTGATGTGATTGCATATTATTCCTCTGATCGTCGACTCAAAGAAAATATTCGCAACATCGAAAATGCTCTTGAACTTCTGAAGAAGATTAATGGTGTTCGTTATGATTGGAATGAAGAAGAAGTTCAAAGACGCGGCGGTGAAGATGGATATTTTGTTCGTAAGCAAGATATTGGTGTTATCGCTCAGGACATTCAACAAGTGCTACCAGAAGTTGTAGCTGAAAGACCAGATGGAATTCTTGCTGTTAAGTACGATAAGATCGTTGCACTACTTATTGAAGCCATTAAAGATATTGACAAGAAACAAGATGCATTAATGGATTTGATTCAAAAGGGCTGATCGATGACACCAACCTCTGGACAAATCAGCATGAGTTCACTCAGATTGGAGATCCTGCAATCATTTTCAGGTCAGGTTGCATTGCGCAGTGATGCTGCAAATAGACTTGGACTCGGTTTTAATAATGATGTTAGAATGAGTGATCTTTATAGATCATATGGAGCAACCGTTACTTCTGCTTCTTATGATCAAAAATTTGGAAATCAAACTGGGTTTACTGAATATTTGCATGGAAGCATTGATGATCAAATTGTAATAGCCAATACTAGTATTACTCAAAATGTGGCTTCTGTTATATCATTTAATTATGGTGATGGTACAGAAGTGATGTTTATGTGGGTTGCATTTGAAAATTATCCTGCCGGTAACATTAATATTTTAGCAACACAAGATATTCAAAGAACAATTACAAGCACAGTGAATGGATATGGTACAGGTGGTGCTGAGATTTATTGGAATCAACCGTTTAATCTACCAGCCAGCGGAACATTTACAATTGGATTACGATTTAATGATGGTGGCGCGATACCTGACGGCGTCGGTGGCGGCGGCGGCGGAGGCGGCGGCGGTTGTTGTTTTACACATGATACTGAAGTTACAATGGCTGATTTATCAAAAAAAAATATTAATCAAATTCAGGTTGGTGATCAAATTCTATCATATAATCCAGAAACTCAGCAGCATGAAACTAATGAAGTTGAGGAATTAATTACACGCGTGAATAGAATGATGTACAAGTATACTCTAGCAAATGGAAAAGAAATACGTGCTTCACATGATCATCCATTTTTTGTAGTTGGTAAAGGATATTGTTCGATGAATCCTGCACTCACAATGAATGGGTACAAGAGTTTAACTAATGTTCAGATGGTGGAAGTTGGCGACAACTTTGTGGATAAAGACAATAATTCAATCCAGGTAGATGAAATTGTACGAATTGATCATTTTGATACAGTCTACACCTTTAATAATAAATTTAAAACAAGTCCAAACTTTTATGCTGATGGAGTGTTGGTATACTAATGTCAGCAAATACAGAAAATAATAGCGCAAATACCACACTGCAATGGGACAACGGCGACGAGACAACAATTAATCTTCCATTGAAGAGTTATATCAAAGCCCCTTTCACTGATCCAGAAACTGAAGCAGAGGAATTATAATGGCTTTTGAATCCAATATAACTCCTAAAATTCTTGGTCTGTACGATGATGAACTTTTAGTCTCTCATTTTGAACCAGGAAACATTGGCAAATATATTATGCGCGACAGCATCGCCAGCGCACATCATTCTGCTGGCGCATTAAATCCACACTCAACACTGGCAAATGTCGTTAGTTGTTTTAATGGGCAATTATTTTTAAGTGGAAACATTAGAGCTGAGTGGGAATGGAAATCAGGGCAGATATCTGAAAGTGAAGTAGACAATTATCTAACAACGATTTCACCAGCACTTACAAATTATACCTTTACAAAGGATATGGCGAATAATAAGTTGTATGCTGACATCACAACTGATTGGCAGTCTAGTGAGTGGGTGGATAATCACATCAGATGGCAAATTGCTTCACCAAAAGCAAAAGTTATTCTCAATTCCGAAGATGCAGAAATGTTATGTGTTACAAGATTAAATGGATCATATTCAAGATATACTTTTATGAATAGAACCATAGAATCTGGAGAAACAATCACATTATCAAGACCAGAAGTTGAATCTTGCTTTTTATTGTTTTCTGATTCACTCAATAGTGGAGAAAAGATTTTAAGAAGTAAGCGTATGTATAAGTTTGTGAATGCAACATTAAATGTTACAAATAATAATGCGCGACGAGTAAAAATTGTGAGGTTTACAAAATGAATTTGTTTTTGCGATTTCTTGAGAAGATTGGAAGAAAAAAAGTATTTGTTGATTTTTACGGTAACATTTTAGCGCATAGATACTATTTGTTTTATTTTGAAGAGGATGAAGACAAAAAGAAGGGAATGAGATGGTTACCTAATGTATGGTTACATTACTTTCCTGTAGAAAAATATACTGACGGTGGATACGATCATAATCATCCTTGGGCAACAGTAACCTACATTTTAAAGGGTGGATATCTAGAAACATTCAATGGCAAAGATTATAATCGCAAAAAAGGTGAGTTTGTTTTTAGAACAAAGGACGATGTTCATCAATTAAAATCATGTATTCCTGGTTCATGGACTTTGTTTTATCATGGCTTTAGAAAGACAAATTGGCAGATTCACATTAAAGGATGTGATGATGTTTGCGAAAAATGCGCACCATATGATAAATGTTTAGCAGATAGCGAGAAGGTAGAATATTCAGAAGTTTTCAGTAAGTTTGCCGATAATGATAACGAAGACTCTTGGAAAGGATATAAGTGGATTCGATGCATAGATACAAGCAAACTAGAGGCTAAACTTAATAGACGTAAAAAAGCCTTAAACAAATTAAATATGAAGTATGAAGAGCCAGATGAAGTTAGAAAACGTTTAAGAATGAAATCAAAACTTTTCGACTATATGCTAGAAAGAAAAGCGAATTAAACTCAATAAATATAAAAAAATAGGATATGATAGATGGCGCAGTATGTAGAATTATCAATGGACCAAGGAACTTCCTTTGGCGTGGATATTACTGTAATTAACGAAGACGGTTCTACAAGAAACGTTGCGAACTCTACATTCACATCATCAATTCGCAAGTCCTATTATTCTTCTTCTGTTACTGCAAATCTATCAATTACAGCCGCTGATGCTGCTAATGGTTTCATTTATGCAAATGCAAATTCAGCTGTGACTGCAAATATTCGCCCTGGAAGATATCTCTACGATATTAAAGAAGTCAATAGCAACAATGTAACTCGCCTTATTGAGGGTATTATCACGGTGTATCCACAGGTTACAAAATAATGGCAGTTACAGTTAAACAGCAAAGCCAATCTGTAAATGTTTTGCAAATTGCACGCGGTCCACAAGGTCCGCAAGGTCCACAAGGACCGCAGGGTCCACAAGGTCCACAGGGTGTTGGTCCACAAGGACCTCAAGGTCCGCAAGGTGTGACTGGTTCTCAAGGATCACAAGGTGCAACTGGTCCACAAGGTCCACAAGGACCGCAGGGTGTAACTGGTGCACAAGGTCCGCAAGGTGTAACTGGTCCACAAGGACCACAAGGTGTGACTGGCGACATTGGTCCACAAGGACCACAGGGTATCACTGGTCCACAAGGTCCTCAAGGTGTAACTGGACCACAAGGTCCACAAGGTCCGCAGGGTTCACAAGGTGTCATTGGCGACACTGGTCCTCAAGGACCACAAGGACCGCAGGGTCCACAAGGAGTAACAGGACCTCAAGGACCACAAGGTCCGCAAGGTGTGACTGGTCCACAGGGTCCACAAGGTCCTCAGGGACCACAAGGAGTTGAGGGTCCACAAGGACCAGCTGGCGTTTCAAATGTTCCTGGACCAACAGGACCACAAGGACCGCAAGGTCCACAAGGACCAAGTGGTGTTTCGAATGTTCCAGGACCAACAGGTCCACAGGGTCCAGAAGGTCCACAAGGACCAAGTGGTGTTTCGAATGTTCCTGGTCCACAAGGTCCACAGGGTCCACAAGGACCACAAGGACCACAAGGTGTTATTGGTCCACAAGGACCACAAGGAGTTGAAGGTCCACAAGGTCCTCAAGGACCATCTGGTGTCTCAAATGTTCCTGGACCAACAGGACCACAAGGTCCAATTGGTTTAACTGGACCGCAAGGACCACAAGGTCCGCAAGGTCCACAAGGTGTGATTGGTGTTACTGGTCCACAGGGTCCACAAGGTCCACAAGGACCACAGGGTCCACAAGGACCGCAAGGTCCTCAAGGAGCAAAGGGTGACACTGGCGAATTCGGTGGCGCAACATTTGAGTTTGTGTATCTAACAAACACAGCAAACTCAGATCCTGGATCATCAAATTTAAAATTCAATAGCGCATCTTTCTCGACAGCAACAACATTGTATATTGATTTCATTGATCAAAATTCAGCAAATGTATTTAATTATCTACAAACAATTGACGACTCTACTTCAACAATCAAAGGAACATTTAAGTTAGCAAATAGTGCAAACATTAATGAGTTTGCATTCTTTAGTATTAATGGATTGCATGATCACACTTCAAGTTACTTCTATGTTCCTGTTGCGCACACAACTGGCGTAACAACATTCCCAGATTCAACAAATGTTATTATTACATTTGCAAGAACTGGTGACAAGGGTGATGCAGGTCCTCAAGGACCACAGGGACCACAAGGTCCGCAAGGACCACAGGGTCCACAAGGTGTGACTGGTCCGCAAGGACCACAAGGTCCACAAGGTGATACTGGACCTCAAGGTCCACAGGGACCAAGCGGTGTGTCTAACGTCCCAGGACCAACAGGTCCACAGGGTCCGCAAGGTCCACAAGGTCCACAAGGTGTGACTGGTCCACAAGGTCCACAAGGTGTGACTGGTCCACAAGGTCCGCAAGGTCCACAAGGTGTGACTGGACCTCAAGGTCCACAAGGTTCACAAGGTGATACTGGACCTCAAGGTCCACAAGGACCAGCTGGTGTTTCGAACGTTCCTGGACCACAAGGACCACAAGGCGACACTGGTCCTCAGGGACCACAAGGACCGCAAGGTGTTACTGGTCCACAAGGTCCACAAGGACCACAAGGCGTCACTGGTCCTCAGGGACCACAAGGACCGCAAGGTGTAACTGGTCCACAAGGTCCACAGGGACCACAAGGACCACAGGGTGTGACTGGACCACAAGGACCACAGGGACCGCAAGGACCACAGGGTGTGACTGGACCACAAGGTCCTCAAGGTCCACAAGGACCAATGGCTTCTGGTGGTGTTGAATTGTATGGATATATTGAACGCACAAACAGTGCAACAATTACTGGTTCGACATTTACAGCTGATGCTTCTGGAAACAATATTTTTGATCTCACGCTTCAAGCATCAACTGTAGCAATTACATTTACAAGCGTTGCTGCTTCAGGTAAGTCTAGCCCATTAACGCTAATCCTAAGACAGCCTGGAACTGCAGCAAATGTTGTTACATTTGCAAATACTGTATACTGGTCGAATGCCGAAGTTCCTACATTGTCTTCTGGAATCGCCAGCAAACTTGATGTGATTACTTTGTTTACTGTTAATAATGGTGCTACATACTTTGGCGCACATGCTATGGCTAACGTATCTTACTGATAAGAGGAAAATAAAATGGACGGAAATGTAGTTTCACTTCGCAAAAATCGTCTCGATACATTTGAAGGCGTATTAAAAGCGTATCGCGAGAAGATTACTAAAATAAATGCGGTAAATAATATTGAGATTCTTGATCTACGAGAATCAAATGTTTTTCATATTACACTGAGAAAAAATATTATAAATATTTCGTTCGATAATTTGCCAGAAGCAGATAAAAGTTATTCTTGCACATTAATATTAAAGCAAGATAACATGGGAAATCGTAAGGTTGTATTTCCTGAAAACGTTTTCTGGTCTTTTGGTGAAGTTGCAATACTCTCATCAAAACCAGATTTTGCTGATGTAATTACATTGATGACATTTGATGGCGGCGAAACGTATTACGCTTCGCATGCCCTAGCCAATCTTGGACGTTAGGAGGTTATTGTACAATGGCTAATTTAGTTAAAATTAAGAAGATCACTGTTTATACTGCAATGACTGCAGATGCTGGTGAGTGCTGGAATGCTGTTAAACTTCTCAAAGATAACAATGTTCCATTTCAACATTTAAACTGGAGCGATGATTCAACTCTCGAAGGTTTGTATTCAGCTCTAGGCACTTGGAACTATTATGATGGCGAAACAATGTCGCATAAGACATTCACAAAACTCCCAATCGTTCATTGGGAAGGTGTGTATGACACTGACGATGTAGCCACAAATGCTGTAGAAGGTTTAACAGAACTTCAAAGTTCTCAATTGATGGCAAATCTTGATAAGATTGTTCAACCTGCTTAATTAAAAGGTTGATTTAAATGCCATTAGCAGCGACGACTCTTCGAAAAACGAGAGTAAAAGCAGGTTCCGTTACATTTTCAACGAACGGAACATGGTACATTCCATTTGGCGTTCGACGAATTACAATTTCTGGTACAGGTGGTACAGGTAATGCTGGTACTGCAGGTAATCCTGGAAATAATGGCGTCGGAGGTAATGGTGGTTCTGCTGGTACAGGTGGTACTGCTGGTAATGCTGGTAATCCAGGAGCACAAGGTTCAACAGGTCAGCCAGGAAATGCAGGTAATAATGGTGCGGGTGGTGCTGGTGGTGCAGGGGGTTCTGCTGGCAATTCCGGAGCAATAGGAAACACTGGACAACCTGGTTCAAATGGAAACGGTGGTGCTGGTGGCGCAGGAGGCTCTGCTGGCAATTCAGGTGCTCAAGGTAACACAGGTCAACCTGGCTCAAATGGTGCTGGCGGAGCAGGTGGTGCTGGAGGTTCAGCAGGTAATCCAGGCGCGCAGGGCAACACAGGACAGCCAGGAAACAACGGAGCTGGCGGTGCTGGTGGCGCCAGAGGAAATGCTGGCAACCCTGGAGCACAAGGCAACACTGGACAACCTGGTTCAAATGGAAACGGTGGTGCTGGTGGCGCAGGAGGCTCTGCTGGCAATTCAGGTGCTACAGGAAACTCAGGAAATCCTGGAACTAACGGAAACGGTGGTGCTGGAGGTCCAGGCGGTGCTAGAGGAAATGCTGGCAATCCAGGAAACGCAGGAAATGCTGGTGCGACTGGTAATGCTGGTAGCAACGGAAATGGTGGTGCAGGTGGTGCTGGTGCAAACGGCGGCAATGCAGGTGGTGGTGGACAAGGTGGCTGGTCAGTATTTACACAACCAAGTTCAACCACACCAGGAAATAATGGAAACACAGGAACAAATGGCAATCCTACAGGAAATATCGGATATCCAAATTATGGTGCAAGTGGGACTTATGGTCAAGGTGGCGGTAATCCTGCATCACCAGGATATCCAGGAACTTTACTTAATTATGGCGGTAATGCTGGTAACGGTGGAAATGCTGGATCAGGTGGATCAGGAAATCCTGGTTCTGGTGGTAATGCAGGTGCAGCAGGAAACACAGGTGCAGCAGGTAATCCTGGAAGCGGAGGCTCAGGTGCAACTGGTGGACAACCAGGATCTGCTGGCCAGCCAGGAAATGCTGGTGCAAACGGAAATGCTGGAAATACTGGCGGTGGTGGTTCTGGAGCAAATCCTGGCGCGAGCGGACAACCAGGAAATGCAGGATCTGCTGGAGCAGCAGGTAATACTGGTGCTGCTGGTTCTGGCGCTAATATTGGTCAAGCGGGACAACCTGGAGCTGCAGGTGCAAATGGCGCGGCAGGAAATACTGGCGCTGCGGGATCTGGAGCAACTTCGGGGGCTGCGGGTCAACCAGGATCAGCAGGTGCCAATGGCACAGCAGGTAATACTGGTGCTGCAGGATCAGGCGCTACATCTGGTTCAGCAGGACAACCAGGAAATGCAGGTTCAGCAGGTGCTGCTGGCAATACAGGAGCGGCAGGAACAGGAGCAACACCAGGATCTGCAGGACAACCTGGAGCTGCGGGGGCAAATGGCAACTCTGGAACACCAGGATCAACAGGCGCAGCAGGTAATGCTGGTACTGGAGCAAATCCTGGCACATCAGGTCAACCAGGCAATGCCGGAAATCCTGGAGCAGCAGGATCTGCTGGCTCCGCAGGTAATGCAGGAAATGCAACAACTTTTGTAGCAGGTTCATCTGTTACATTTACAACAGTTTCTCTTCCAGGCGGTTCTGGCGGTAACGCTGGTGCTGCTGGAGCAGCAGGTAATATTGGTCAACCAGGAAACGCTGGAACAGCAGGTCAACCAGGAACAAATGGTGATGCTGGAAATGGTGGATCTGGCGGTGCAGGTGGTGCGGGTGGTGCAGCAGGAAATTCAGGCGCACAAGGAAATACTGGACAACCAGGAAACAACGGAGCGGGAGGTGCAGGTGGAGCTGGTGGTTCTGCTGGCAATCCAGGTGCTCAAGGCAATTCAGGCAATCCAGGCACTAATGGTGCTGGTGGAGCTGGAGGCGCAGGAGGTTCTGCTGGCAATCCAGGTGCTCAAGGAAATACTGGTCAACCAGGAAACAATGGTGCTGGAGGTGCTGGTGGAGCTGGTGGCTCGGCAGGTAATCCAGGTGCACTAGGTAATGCAGGGCAACCAGGAAATAATGGAGCTGGCGGTGCAGGTGGAGCTGGTGGTTCTGCTGGCAATCCAGGTGCTCAAGGCAATTCAGGCAATCCAGGCACTAATGGTGCTGGTGGAGCTGGTGGTGCGCAAGGTAATGCTGGAAATCCAGGTAATGTTGGTGCAACAGGTCAGCCAGGAAATACAGGTAATAATGGCAATGGTGGCGCAGCTGGTAATGGTGGTAGTGGTGGTTCGGCAGGTAATCCAGGATCACCAGGAAATGCAGGAACACCAGGTGGTGGCGGTGGCGGCGGCGGTGGCGGCGGTGGTGGTGCTGGAATGTCAGAGACTTATAGTCCTTGGATCCCAATAACTCATACTGCGGACGGACAACCAGGTTCGGCAGGAGGTGCTGGAGGAAATCCAGGATCCGGTGCTGGCGGTGGAGGAGGACCAGCCAGCACCGATCTCGCAGCTGCTGGTTCTAATGGATCTGCTGGTCAACCAGGATCAGCAGGAGCTGGAGGAAATACTGGTGGTGGTGGAAGTGGTGCCACAAACGGTGCTGGTGGTAATGCTGGACAACCAGGAAATGCTGGAGCCAATGGAAATGCTGGAGCAGCAGGGCAACCAGGAAATGCTGGATCTGGAGCAAATAATGGTGCTGCAGGACAACCTGGATCAGCAGGTGCCAATGGCACAGCAGGTAATACTGGTGCAGGCGGTTCTGGTGCAACATCAGGATCAGCAGGACAACCAGGTAGTGCGGGTGCCAATGGTGTCGCAGGCAATACAGGCGCAGGTGGCAGCGGAGCAACAAATGGTGCTGCAGGACAACCTGGATCAGCAGGTGCCAATGGTGCACCAGGCACTATCGGAGGCGCAGGATCTGGAGCAACTTCAGGAGCAGCTGGACAACCAGGAGCAGCTGGTGCTAACGGAACTGCTGGAAATACTGGTGCTGCAGGATCTGGAGCAACTTCAGGAGCAGCTGGACAACCAGGATCAGCAGGAGCAAATGGTGCTGCTGGAAATACTGGCGCTGCAGGAACTGGAGCAACCTCTGGTCAACCAGGAGCAGCAGGGCAACCAGGAAACGCTGGCGGTAATGGTGCAGCTGGCTCAAATGGATCAGCAGGTAATGCTGGCTCTGCAGGAACTGGAGCAACTTCTGGTCAACCAGGAGGTTCTGGAAGCGCAGCTAGCACAACCAATTCTTCTTCTACAATGCAAAAATCAGTATCACAAGGCGCAACAAGTACAATTTCAGTAGGAACTGGTGCTGGAACAGGATCGATTACGATCTCTTGGCCAAATCAATAATTTGCTTTATGTAAATAATCCATATATAATTATGGATTGGTGAGGTGAACATGTTTTCGAAATTAAAGTCTGTAATTAAAACTCCAGAAATTGAATTCTTGTGTGAAGAAGAATTATATGGCACAATGCCTGAGCCATATCCCGCGCGCAAAATGATGCCAGAGTGGTACAAAGAATTACCACCAAAAATTAATCGCGAAAATAAAATTGAGAACAGCACAATCAAGCGTTGTGCGCCTGTTCTTGATGCAATGTCTGTTGGTTGGATTATTCCACTTTGCGGTGATGTGGAGTTCATCACAAATACAGATGCGAGCGGTGTAAATTACAAGTGGACTTTCACAAGGACTCTTGTAGAAAATCACAATGCTGATCAAATAAGTACCAAACGAACACCGCATCCAATGATGCCGAAACCACCAATGAAATTTTTGAATTGGTGGGCAATCAAAGTTCCGAAAGGATATTCAGTTTTATTTGTGCCACCATTAAATCGTCAAGATCCAAAATTTACTTGTATGTCAGGATTTGTTGATTGTGATGGTTACTTTGAATACATTAACTTTCCATTCTTTTTTCATTTACCAAACTATACTGGCATGATTGAGGCTGGAACTCCAATGGTGCAAGCAATACCAATTAAACGAGATGGATTAATTACAAAATCAAGAATTAGACCATTTAATAAAAAAGATCATAAAGATTTGAACACAACAAGAGCGAGAAGAAAAGCGCACGAAAGCATTTATAGAGATTTTATTTGGAGTAGAAAGTAATGAGCACATACTTTTTTGCGCCATCGCCTGATTTATCGACAAGAGAACAAACATTTACATTTTGGGAAAATGGATTCACCGACTCTCAAATTAATGATATTGTTCGCATTGGTGAGAGTTTGCGACCAAAGGAAGCAATTGTTGGTACAGAAAATGAAAGAAAAGTTATATCTGAAATTAGAAAATCTAAAACTTCTTGGATACAACTTAACAATGAGACGACTTGGTTATATGATTCATTAGCATATATTTGCAGACATCTCAATGGACAATTCTACGATTTTAGTTTAGATGGGTTTGTTGAAGATTTTCAATATACAGTATACGATGGCGCAGGGGATCACTATACTTGGCATATTGATAGAGGATCACGCGAAACACCACGTAAACTTTCATTAGTATTGCAGTTATCAGATCCAAATGAGTATGAGGGTGGGGATTTAGAGTTTTTTGTATCAGCTGAACCAATAAAAGCCAAAAAACAAAAGGGATTGCTATATGCATTTCCATCTTGGATGTTACATCGAGTAACACCTGTCACATCTGGCATTCGTAGATCTCTTGTTATTTGGGTTTCTGGTCCTAAATTTAAATAACTAAATATGCAAGTAGAGAAAAGAGAGTATCCGATAGACTCACTCGCGCTCAAGCGGTTTAATATCTGTAAATTATGCGCATTTTACATAGAAAAAGAAATCAAATGCGGAATTTGTGAACAAAAGGTTAAACATCTTGTAAATCAAGATTTAATTAATTGTCCTGTAGGTAAATGGTAAATGATATATTGTACAGAAAAAAAAATTGGTGTGTTTTTAAATCCTAAAGTTGGATCAACTTCAATTATGGTGGCATTTAAAAATATTCCAGTAACTTTTAAAAAACAAAATCATTTAAATTATACTTTAGCATCACAAGCATTTGAGTTGCCTGATTTCGACAAATATAAATTCTTTTGCTTTTACAGAGATCCTGTGAGTAGATTTACTTCGGCGTTTAAATATTATAAACGACACACATACATGGGTGCTCTTAATAAATTTTCAACGCTAGAAGAATCGAGAAAGGCTTTATTGCAAGTTCGCAAAAAAATATATGATGACTTTTTGTTTCCTAATAGACATTATCCTGAGAGTTATTTATGGTTGTCGGAAGAAACCAGAGCAATTTTAGAGTCGATCACATTAGATCAAATATTAGATTTAGTTCCTTCGATTGACACTATTCCTGCTACCATAGAAACTGGATTAGCATATCAAAAACGATGGTTAGATCATGATATTGATATCACATATTTAAATTTTGCTGATTATGATAATGAACTACGTCGACTTCTTTCGTTCTTTGATGTTACTATAGAAGAAGTACCGCGCAAAAATGAGAACATTAATTTAGATACTGATGTTCCGTTTACGACAGAAGAGCGCAATTTAATTATGCAAAAGTATCAAATTGATTACGATTTCTTTGCTTCTAAAGGAATTACATTCTAATATTTTTTTATGAAAATACATGTTTTAGCAAATCCCAGAAATCCGACTGGGTTGATGAATCGTATAGATCCCTTTGCGGTTCATGCATACAAATACATCAAGCATCTATCTAAACATTATGAGATGGTTCATTATGGTATTCCTGGTGCACAAGTGGATTGCGAGCATGTCGATATTAATACCACGCCTGTGGAGATAAGATTATTTAATGAACGTGCAGGCGCGCAAATACGCAAACGTTCAGATAAGGGTGATATTATTGTATGTTTTTTTGGTATTGATAATCAACTTGCGTGCAAAATGAATCCAGAATGTATTGCCGTAGAGCCTTCTATTGGCTATAGAACAAGTGGAATTTTTAGTGACTATAGAGTGTTTACCTCTTACGCTCAGATGCACTTTTTTTATGGCGAACGAGGGATGCTCATGAATCCTTCGTGGTTTGATGCAGTAATTGGTAATCCATTTACGATTGAAGAATTCGAATACTCTGAAACAAAAGAGGATTATTTTTTACACTTTGGAAGAGTTTGTGAAGAGAAGGGCATTCATTTAGCAATTCAAGCCACAGAAAAACTTGGCAAAAAACTTAAAATAGCTGGACCTGGATCATTGCATGATCTTGGTTATTCTAACGTGCCTGATCATGTTGAGGTAATTGGATATGTAAATGATGCGGAACAACGCATGAAACTAATGAAGAACGCCAAAGCACTATTTGGTTTAACATACTACGTTGAGCCATTTGGTAACATGATTATTGAGGCGAATCTCTGCGGCACTCCAGTAATTACAACAGACTGGGGCGCATTCCCAGAGATTGTATTAGAAGGCGATACGGGTTATCGTATTCGCGATTTTAAATCATTACTAACTGCAATTGAAAACATTGATAAAATATCACCATATGATTGTAGAAAGTGGGGACTAAATTTTTCTGACGAAGAGGTGCATAAAAAACACCATCAATATTTACAGAAAGTTATTAAAAATAAATTCTATGAATAAAATTGTAGTAGTAGGTTCATCAATTCAACCAAGAGAAGGTAAATTTACATATAGTGAAACACGTTCTATTTTTAATAAAGATGAACGATTTAGACAAACAATCTTTACCATCAATTCGATTAAAAATATTTTACCCGATGCAAAAATAAAGATAATCGATTCATCAGATGACTATGTCGAATATGAAAGAATGTTTAATGTGTTTGAAAATGTTGATTTCGTGCCACTCAAAGAAATTTCATATACAGCATTTGAAAAAGTAAACACACATACAAATAAAAGTTATTGTGAATGTTTACTACTAAACTCGTTTTATACGCACTTTAAGAAGGAATTACAAGGTTATGATTTTGTCATAAAAGCCACAGGAAGATATTTTCATAATAATTTTAATAATGGTTTATTCACAGAAGAAAATAAAGATAAATTCTTCTTTAAGAAACCCCTACAGTTTAAATGGAATGACAATTGGAATTATTGGATGGTCGATCGTAGAGCGATACAAAATGATGATATGTTGAGACAATATTGCACCGTTATGTATGCATTTGGTTCATCTAATTTAAATTCAATAATAGAGATAAATGAAGCTGCAATGCATTTCATCGACAGTAAAGAAATGATAAACTACGATATTGAAACTCTTATGTACTATCTTACACGACCAAATGAGAGTCGAATAATAGAAACTAATTGGAATGTGGTGGGATGGAATGGTGTCGACGGTCGATTTATGCATTACTAGATATAAAATGAAAGTTAAACTTATTATTATAGATGATTTCTATACAAACCCAGATTCAGTTAGGGAATATGCGCTCTCACAACCTTTCGAAATTTCAGGTAATTATCCTGGACTTCGAACCAAAGCGTATTTACCAGACGATTTGAAAAGTGCAATTCAAGGAATTGTTCAACACTCGAGTGGAAAAATAACAGATTGGTTTGAAAGTTCTGGATACACAGGCGCTTTTCAAATTTGCATGGCGAAAGATCGTACATGGATACATGCAGATAGTTTTAATACTTGGGCTGGTGTTTGTTATCTGAACCCTGATGCACCAATATCTGCTGGCACTGCACTATATCGATGGAAAGAGAACAAGAAGTATGAGCGATCTAATAACGATGAGCCGCAGTATGATGGATATGATTACACCAAATGGGATATGACAGATTATGTCTCGAACAAATATAATCGATTAGTATTATATCGCGGAAACATGTATCATGCTTCAGTAGATTATTTCGGAAATAATCTTCAAAACGGAAGACTATTTCAAACATTCTTTTTTAATACAGAATACTAATGAAGATTCTTCATGTAATCTTTTCTTGCAACAGGATTCGATATCTGTTTCCGACACTTAACTCATTGTCTAATTTAGACTATGGAAATCATGAGGTTCGAAAGATTATTGTCGATGATTATCCAAGAACACGCAATGATGCGATCTTTGATTTGATTGGTAAACGCTATAGATTTGAGATATGGAGAAATTCAGTTAATAAAGGACTATCGGTAAATTGGTCGGATTTCTTCTCCTCGCTCCGAGGTATGGATGTAGATTACGTTCTTCATCAAGAGGATGACGTAATTCTAAAAGAACCAATTAAAGTCGACGATCTGATTGAATGTCTCGAGTCAGAATCTAAAATTGCCTCGGTTGTTTTACAACGACAACCATGGTACTTTAATGAGAAGCCATCAACTATTGAATCGAGCGATACGCAATTCAAGCAATTTTACTATAGCAAAAATACAAAGACTTTTCCGATAATCTTTAGTTTATATCGTAAGAATATTATCGAATATCCATTCCAAGATTATTGGAAGTTTAATATTAATGAAGGAATGATAATGGTTTATCTAGACCATTTTCATCAGATGTATTCTGCCACATTAAAAAATTCTCGAGGCGAAAATATAATTGAGCATATCGGCGAGGAGACGACTGGTAAAAGAATATTAGAGGGCGAGCCTAATTGGGAGCAGTTTGCTCACATGGATCCTGATCGAATTTATACATCTCGAGAGGGTAGATTGATCGAATAACTAAATATAGTACTACATGCGAGGTTCTAAATGGCGAAACCTACCAATAAATCCACACTTAAAGATCATTGCCTCCGAAATCTTGGTTTTCCTGTAATCGATATAAATGTTGATGACGATCAGCTCGACGATCGTATGGACGATGCTTTGCAGCTATTCCAAGATTATCACTACGATGGTACTGAGACTATGTACCTTGGGCATAAAGTAACGAATGCTGATATTTTAAACAAGTATATCACCTTATGTGACAATATAATTGGTGTAAGTCAGGTGTTTCCTTTTTCTGGCACCTCGGTATCTTCATTAGACGGAAATGAGTTCAACATATTTGATGTTAACTATCAAATTCGCTTAAACGATTTCTATAGTTTAACAGCCTCATCATATGCTTATTATTATATCGCTCGCCAACACTTGTCAATGCTTGATATGATCATTACAGGAGATGTACCATTTTCATATAATAAAAAGACAAATCGTCTCTATCTGTTCCAAGATTGGGATTCTAAATTAAATGTAAATGAGTACATACTATTTCGCGCAAATCGAATAGTTGATCAAGATTCTTATGAAAGAGTTTATAATGATTCTTGGGTCAAGGAGTATACAACTCAATTATTTAAACGCCAATGGGGAACTAATCTAAAAAAATATGGTAATTATACTTTACCTGGAGGATTGGTTATAAATGGAGAAAGGATTTACGCTGAAGCAGATCAAGAGATTCAACGGCTCGAGGGTAAACTGCGCGATGTATTTGAAGAGCCTCCAATGATGTGCGTTGGTTGATATGGCAACGTCAGTTTATTTTAACAATCAGGGCGCGACTCGAGAGCAACTACTGATTGAAGATATGATTATCGAATCCATACGCAATCATGGTATCGACATTTATTATCTTCCTCGAGAATCTCAATCAGAGTTAGATCGATTGTTTGGCGATGATTCTGTTAAAAAATTTACAAAGGCTTTTAAGATCGATATGTATCTTGACTCATTTCAAGATTTCGAAGGTAATCAAGAATTCTTTTCTAAATTTGGTTTGCAAATTCAAAAAGAAGCACGTGTGACTGTAGCACGAAGAACATTTGAACGAGTTATACCTAAAACACTTCGGAATCTTCCAAAAGAGGGCGATTTAATTTATCTACCCATTCAAGAAAAAATAATGGAGATAAAGTTTGTTGAAGAGGAAAAGAATTTCTTCCAGGCAGGAAAAGTTGCTCCATATATGTACTCTCTAAATCTAGAGATGTTACGTTATAATGGTGAAATTTTCGATACAGGAATAAATGAGATCGATATAATTGCGCAATTAAGTGCATATGGAATTGAATTTACAATGCAAGCTGGTGGCTCGAGCACATTTACGAATAACGAGATTGTATTTCAGGGATCCAATTTGGCTTCAGCGACAGCACGTGGATACGTTTCAAGTTGGGATTTACCAACTAGAAAACTAATTATTCGAAATATCAAAGGATCATTTGCAGCAAATACACTTATAAAAGGTTCAGAATCAAATGCGCAATGGACGATGACTAGCGTAGATCCGCAAGAGAATCAGACAGATGCACTTGAAGAGAATGTACTACTTGAAAATGAAGCAGATAATATTCTAGACTTTACAGAATCTAATCCATTTGGAACACTAGACGAGCCATAATATGTTATCTGGTCAACACTTTTATCATCGCATAACGCGGAAGATGGTCGTTGCTTTCGGCTCGATGTTCAATAATTTAAAATTGTTTCGTTATAACTTAGCGGGAACTACTGAACTAGAACGCATTGTAGTTCCATTGAATTACCTATCAAAAGAAAAGTTTTATTCGCGTATTACACAAGATCCAAATCTTGATCGACGTGTTCAACTCACATTGCCTCGTATGTCATTTGAATTGACCGATATCGCTTACGATACTACTCGCAAAATTTCACCATATATTAATCAGTATGGACCATTAAACCAAACAGCAATTAAAACAACCTTTCTTGCTCCATATAACTTTAATTTTTCACTTTTCATCTATGTTCGAAATACAGAGGATGGCACACAACTAATTGAACAAATCTTACCTTACTTTAATCCAGATTATACGATGACATTAGATTTGGTAGGTGTTGGAAATCCAGTTGATGTTCCTTTAATTCTTCAAAGTGTAAATTATAATTCTGGTGGAACAGAGGGTCCACCACAAGAATTAAGAATTTTACAATGGAATTTAGGTTTTACCATGAAGGGTTATCTATATGGTCCTGTGAGCAATGTTGAAATTATTCGCAAAGTTACTGCGAATACTTATGAGTTTAACAGTGGAGGTAACGAAGCAAAACGATTTAATTTAAATACAGGAACAGGACAATTTAAAATTGGTGAAATGGTTTATCAAGGTCGTAATGTTGATGGAGCTTCAGTAAGAGGATTCGTAAGTTCTTGGAATAATACAGCTAATATACTTGTTGTAAGTGATATAAGCGGTTCGTTCACCTCTGGAAATACTATCACTGGAGCAGTTTCGAATGCTGCTTACAATCTATATTCTTATAATTCAGCGACAGATTATCAGTTAAATAGAATTACAATTGAACCAGATCCAATATCAGCTAATGCAAATACTGCATTTGGATTTGATATCGATATTGATCATGCACCGAACATAACGTGATTTATGAGTGAAACCGATAAAAATTTAGCAGAAATCTTGAATACTGATTATATCCCTGCTGTAAAAGAGGATAAACCAGTTACAATTTTTAAAGAGAACGGTGAAAATCCAGATGCTGATTATTCTCGATCAAATTATTATAATCTTATCGAGCGAGGTAATGAAGCATTAGATGGTATTTTAGAGGTTGCAAAAGAATCACAACATCCTCGAGCATACGAAGTGGCTGCAAATATGATAAAAAATCTCTCTGATGTAACAGAGAAATTAATGATTCTTCAGAAACAGCAACAGGATCTGAAGCCAAAAGAAGTAACTCCAACCAATATTAATGTCGACAAAGCTGTATTTGTCGGTTCAACAACAGAGTTATTGAAAAAAATAAAAAATGAATCTACCACTTAGAGTTAAAAATTATCTTGGCAATCCAAACTTAAAAAAAGTTAATATGCCAGTCTCACTCACGGAGGAACAAATCCGTGAATATGTGAAATGCGCCGAGGATCCAATCTTTTTCATTGAGCGTTATGTAAAAATTATTACGCTTGATCGAGGATTTATTAATATAAATCTTTATCCTTTTCAAACACAAGCGATAAATGATATTACAAATAATCGAAAGGTAATTCTCAAAGCAGGTCGTCAGCTTGGAAAGACGACGATGGTTGTTGGTTACATTCTATGGTACATTCTTTTCAATAATGATAAATTTGTAGCCATTCTTGCCAACAAAGCGCCGACAGCACGTGAGATTTTAAGTCGAATTAAAATTGCATACGAGGCGTTACCACTCTGGATTCAACAGGGTGTGAGAGTCTGGAATAAAGGTGATATTGAACTCGAGAATAATTGCCGTGTAATGGCAACTTCGACTGCCTCGAGTGCAATTCGTGGTTTCTCTATCTCTTTACTATATCTCGATGAGTTTGCATTCGTTCCAAGTAATATTGCCGAGGATTTCTTTACCTCTGTGTATCCTACGATATCTTCAGGTGAAACATCTAAAATTCTTATCTCCTCGACACCAAATGGAATGAATCATTTTTACAAAATGTGGAACGAAGCGATAGAGGGTCACAATGGATTTATGCATATCGAGGCAAACTGGAGAAATGTTCCTGGAAGAGATCAGCGATGGGCTGATGAACAACGGCGAGTTCTTGGTGATCAAAAATACTATCAAGAGGTCGAAACTGAGTTTATGGGTTCCTCTGGAACTCTTATCTCTGCAGCTGGGCTTAAGAGTTTAGCATTTAACAAACCTTTAAACAAAACTGATAGCGGAATTAACATTTACGATCAACCTGCAGCGAATCATAACTATCTAATTGTGGCTGACACTAGTCGAGGAAAAGGCTTAGATTATTCAGCCTTTGTTGTAATAGATATTAACTCGATTCCCTATAAACTTGTTTCGACATATAGAGATAACAACATAAGCCCACTTGTGTATCCCAGTATTATAAAAAAGATAGCGCAATATTATAACAATGCATATGTGCTAATTGAAATAAACGATAATGGTCAGCAAGTAGTGGACTCTCTTTTCGATGACTATGAATATGAGAATATTCTTTCCACAGTTGATCTTAAAGGTCGAATATCGTTAACATGGGGATATGGTACAAAATCTAGTCGAGGATTGAGAACCACTAAGAGTGTGAAGCGTATGGGGTGTTCGATTTTAAAGAATTTAATTGAATCTCAGCAAATCATTATTACAGATTTCGACACTATCTCAGAGTTATCCACATTTATCGCAAGAGGAACTAGTTTTGAAGCTGAAGAGGGAAGCCATGACGATTTGATTATGTGTCTTGTTTTGTTCTCGTGGTGCACGAGTCAAAACTTTTTCTCCGAGATAAGTGACACGAATATCAAGAAACGTCTCTACGAGCAACAAATGCAACAAATCGAGGATGAAATGTTGCCCTTACCCGTTGTATTAGAGGAGCGCAACAATTCTTTTGTATCAGATGGAGCTCTCTGGAACGTGGTGGAGGGTAAAAACTGGGGCACCTAGTACAAAATTATGAATTACTAAATATTCCGTAGATTTTCTATTTCTCCATTTATAGGAGCATAAACATGGCGTTTCAAGTATCTCCTGGCGTTGTTACCTCTGAAGTAGATTTAACAACCGTAGTGCCTTCCACAGGAACAACAACTGGTGCATTTGCTGGAGTGTTCCAATGGGGTCCAGCTGAATTCGCAAGACAGGTCGAAAATGAAGTTCGTCTTGTAGAAATTTTTGGCAAACCTGACACAAACACGGCAATTTCTTTCTTTACATGCACAAATTTTTTAAACTATGGCAACGATTTACGTGTTGTTCGAGCAGTAAATGGTGATAATACAAGATCTGCAACTACTTCAGGTAACTCATCGTTTCTTATCAAAAACGAAGATCAGTATTTCACAACTTTTTACAATTCAAACACTGCAAACACTGGTGCATGGACAGCAAGATATGCTGGTGCACTTGGAAATTCATTGAAAGTAAGTGTTTGGGCAAATACAAATACAACGCACTTTAATTCTTGGACATATAAAAATTTCTTTGACTCTGCACCAGGAACATCAGCCTATGTAAGCGCAGTTGGCGGAGCTAATGACGAAATGCACATCGTGGTTGTTGATGAAGATGGTCTTTTGACAGGCAGTGCAGGATCAGTTCTAGAAACGTTTCCATTCTTATCGAAAGCAAGCGATGCAAAAGATAGCGTCGGTAATTCAAATTTCTATAAAGATGTACTTTATAGAAAATCAAAATACATTTATTGGACAGATCATCCAGATATTACGAACACTTATACAACGTGGGGAACAACTGCAGCTGGTAAAACGTTTGCTCAGCTCGTAAATGTTGCAGCAGTTCATACATCATCATTGACCTCTGGTGCTGATGGTGTTGTTGTTGCTGGAAATGTTCAAACAGCATACAGTAAATTCATTGATAGCGATCTAATTGATGTATCGCTTATTATGACAGGTGATGCTGCTCCTGCAACAGTTCTTTATGCAATCAATAATATTGCTGAAGTTCGTAAAGATTGCGTAGTATTTGTATCACCAACACTTGCAAACGTAACCTCTTCAACAGCATCTGATGATGTTGTCAACTATCGTAAAAATGCACTTTCAAATGTTTCATCCTCTTATGCAGTGATGGATAGTGGGTGGAAGTATCAATACGACAAATATTCTGACACATATCGTTGGATTCCACTTAATGGAGATGTTGCTGGTCTATGCGTGCGCACTGACCTAGAACGCGATCCATGGTATTCACCAGCTGGTTCCTCACGTGGCCAGATTAAAAATGTAATAAAACTTGCATACTATCCAGCTAAAGCAGACAGAGATGTTCTATACAAGAATGGAATTAATCCAATTGTTTCATTCGCTGGTGAGGGCACTATTTTATTTGGTGATAAGACAATGCTATCGAAGCCAAGTGCTTTCGATCGTATCAATGTTCGCCGCTTGTTTATTACTCTAGAAAAAGCAATTTCTCGAGCCGCGAAAGCGCAATTGTTTGAGTTTAACGATGAGTTTACAAGATCTCAATTTGTATCAATCGTTGAGCCATTCTTGAGAACAGTGAAAGGTCGTCGTGGAATCACAGACTTCAAGGTTATTTGTAACTCGACAAACAACACACCAGATGTTATTGATCGCAATGAATTTATTGGTGACATATATGTCAAACCAAATCGAAGTGTAAACTTTATTCAGCTAAACTTCATCGCTGTTCGTAGTGGTGTATCGTTCGAAGAAGTCGTTGGTAGATTCTAATAAATATATAAGGTCAGGAGAACGCAATGCCTTTTAATATTACAGACTTTAAAAGTAATTTTCCATTTGACGGTGCACGTCCTAATCTGTTTGAAGTCAACATTCCAGTGTTTGATGAAAAACTTACCTTTACTGCAAAAACAGCACAGCTTCCTGGCTCTACAATAGGAACAATTGAAATTCCATATTTTGGTAGAAGCATTAAGATGGCAGGAAATAGAGTATTTCCTGAATGGACAATTCAAGTATTAAATGATGAGGATTTTATTATTCGTAATCAGCTTGAAGAGTGGATGTCACGAATCGTTGGTCACGAGAGCAATCTTTCAGAAGCATTTTTATCTCAATACTCTTTTGATGCTGATGTTTATCAGTTTGGGAAACAGGGCGATATTATTAAGAGTTATACATTCATTGATATGTTTCCTGTGGATCTTTCAGCAATTGACATTAGCTGGGATCAAAATGATGCAATCGAAGAATATGCAGTAACATTTCAGTATCAATATTGGACTTCACAAGAAGTTAATGTTGGTTAATTAATTATGGCAAGAAACGTTGTCAAAAAGTCTCTCTTAGAGATTTTCCTTAGAAAAGTAAATGGTGTTACACGTGGTATTAATGATATTACACGATCTGCCTCTAATTTAAATCGAGCAGTTCGAAATGTTAGGCGTGTTCGTGATGAAATTCGTGGTCGTGGTCGAAACACAGGAACATCAAGAACCAATCCAAATCAAAAACCATTAAACCTCACTCCTGTGGCTAAAGCACCTAACACTGGCAGAAATATAAATGTAAGACCTACTCGAAGAAGAAAGGGTGAGGGTCCATAAATTTATTTGATTTTATTATAATGGAGTAAACTATGGCAGGCATTAATTTATTTGGCTTTGAAATTATAAGAAGAAAGCCAGAGAATGATATTCAACCACAAATTACCGCACCCGTCTCAGACGATGGTGCGATGGAACTTGGCACAGGTGGATATTTTGGTACATATCTAGATCTAGAAGCCAGTTTTAAAAATGAAGTTGATTTAATTTCACGTTATCGTGAAATGTCTCTACAACCTGAACTCGAGTCAGCAATAGATGAAATTGTAAATGAGTCAATTGTACATGATGTTACAGGCAAATCAGTTTCAATTATACTTGATGATCTAGAACTATCAGAGGAAATTAAAACCTCTATTCGTAACGAATTCAAGCATGTGTTAAAATTGCTCAACTTTTCTAATGATGGCTCTGGTTTATTTCGTGATTGGTACATTGATGGAAGATTATTTTTTCAAGTTTTAGTTGATCGCGCGCAACCACAGCTAGGCATTCAAGAACTAGTTTACATCGATCCACGCAAGATTAAAAAAGTTCGTCAGGTTCAAAAGAAAAAAGAACCACGCACTGGTGCAGAAGTGGTAGTTGGTATGCAAGAATTTTATTTGTTCAACGATAAGACTACAACACAAGGTAATCAAGTTGTAACAAATGTTGGCGATGCATCAGTAAAAATTGCAGTTGATGCAATTGTGAATGTAAATTCTGGATTACTAGATCCAAAACGACAAATGGTTCTATCATATATTCATAAAGCCATTAAACCGTTAAATCAACTTCGAATGATTGAAGATGCTGTCGTTATCTATCGTTTAAGTCGTGCGCCAGAACGTCGTGTATTTTATATCGATGTTGGTAATATGCCACGAATTAAAGCAGAACAATATTTGCGCGATTTTATGACAAAGTTCCGAAACAAAGTTGTTTATGATTCATCAACTGGTGAGGTCAAAGACGATCGTAAATTTATGTCAATTATGGAAGATTTTTGGATTCCTCGACGCGGTGAGGGCAGGTCAACAGAGATTACAACTCTTCCTCCAGGTCAAAATTTAGGTGAGATGACAGATGTTAAGTATTTTGAGCAAAAACTTTACAAAGCATTAAACATTCCTATTACTCGTTTAGAGGCAGGACAAGGTTTTATGCTTGGTCGCTCACAAGAAATTACACGAGATGAGGTTAAATTTAATAAGTTTATTGAAAGACTTCGTGGAAAATTTACTGTTTTATTCGACGAACTTATGGAGCGACAACTTGCCCTTAAAGGCATTGCTTCGATCGATGAATGGAAAGATCTTCGCGAAAAGATTCATTATGACTTTTTAAAAGATAATAACTTTGCAGAATTAAGAGAAGCTGATCTCATGAACGCTAGAATGCAATTGTTACAGCAAGTAGAGCAGTTTACGGGTCGATATTTCTCGAAAGAATATATTCAAAAGAATGTTCTTCATCTAGATGAAGAGGCTATCGATAAAATGAAAATGCAGTTAGTGAATGAACGTATGGAAGAACAACAAGAGACTATAACGAAGGCTCAAGAGGAAGCCATTATGAATCAACAATTAATGGCGATTCAGGCTCAATATGCTCCTCCCCAGCCTCCTGTAGCACCAGAACAAGCTGCTGCCGCCGAACAACAACAGCAACAGCAACAGCAACAACCGCAACAATAATAATTGTATAAATATTGGAGAAATATATGAACAGTGAATCATTTATAAACGCGATTCTTTCAGGAAACAGAGATGAGGCTGTAGAGGCATTTAATAGTTCTCTATCAGCAAAAGTCGCTGATGCTTTAGAGGTAAAAAAAGTTGAGGTTGCTTCGAACTTCATTGCTGCACCAACAGAAATGAATACAGAGGCACAAACAGAGGCATAATGAATCATCAAAACAATGATAAGTTAAATTTAGACGAGGCTGCAGCTGCAAATAAAACCAATGGTAGCCAGCTTCGTGACAGAATTGCACTTGTTAGAAACACATTACGTTTGGGAAGCAGTGTTAATACCTCTCTTGCTACCTCTGCAATCAGTGATTATATTAATCGCGCAAGAAAAAATCCAAAACATTCTCACTTTCGAATCTTACGAGATATGAGTCCGCAAAAAAGGGATGCTGTATCTGCTTTAAAATTGCCAGTTGCTACGATTGTAAATACAACCATGCCACAACTACGTCGTACATTACGCGATATGAGAGAAGAAACAGAGCTATTAAATGAAGAATTTAATCCACCTGCTGTGCTTGTTTTGCGAAGACAAGCAATACGCATGTTTCCGAATCGCCAACGAGTTGTAATGTATACTGATAGTAAATACGGATTAACGTTTCCAGTCCCTTACGATTTAGATAAAGGATTCGGTGATTTAAATACATATGCTCGCACTAGTCAAACAGCAGCTGCAGGGTTTTTAAAAGAAGACGTTGTGCCTGTTTTATTTGCCACTGGCGAAGAAATTAATATAGAAAAAGATGTATTTAAAAAAATTGAAATATTGTACTCAATGTTAAATGAACAAAATAAAATACGACTTAATGATATGATACTTGAAAGTAAAGAATCATTTAATAAAATAAAAAAATTTACTGAGACAATTCAATGAATGTTGATCAAGAAAAATTCGAAGATCGCGGCGATTCCGATTTTAAGCAGAGGCAAGGTGCAAATCAAAAAAGATCGATTATGCAAAAAGAGATGGAACAAAAAAGAAAACTTGGTATAAAACCAACGGATACTAGTGTTGATTTGGCTAACGCTGTATCACGTGATGTTTTAGGTAAAGTTTTAGCTGAGCAACCTGCAAAAATTTCAACTCAAAAAGATAATTCTGAATTAGATACGAATGTAGATGATGAAGAAAATGATAAAGATGAACCATTTAATCATGAAGATGAAAAACGTATTAAGACAATGCAAGCGTTAAATCCACGCATCGTTAAGACTCGAGAATTAAAAAATTATAGAAGTCGTGAAGATATAAAAGAAGAAATATTTTTATTAATAAATGAAATTGCTACACATAAATTAAACTTATATAAAACATTAATTGCGATAGAGGAAGGCAAAAAAGAAAATAGAGAAAAACTTAAAAACTTCATGCGTAATCTTGGTACAAAAGGTGTTATCAAAGGTTTTGTCCCCTTTGATGCGAATCATTCACCATTACGCTCTGGTCGTGCTATTGCGCAAAATGTACCAACGGAAAAACAACAACAATTTAATTTAATTCCTCCTTCCAAATTAACACCAGATCAACAAGAAGAAGCAGAACGTAGAGCTGCGCATTTGCAAGGACGTTTAGAGCGTGGAGAAATTAGTTCAGACATGGCCATGGCTTCAGATGCTGAAGACTTACGTCAAGCACATTATGGATTACATGAAGAGGTTACAGAAAATTCAGAATCATTAAGCGAAGCAAATCGCAATATAATGCGTCAAGGTCGCACAAATGTTGTCAGAGTTCGTATAAGAAAGGGTAAAGTGCAAAGACGTAGAAGAGTCTCTGCTGTAAAAGGATATACGATTCGTGGTGGTAAACTCAAGCGCATGTCAATGCAAGAAAGAATTCGTCGCAAACGTGGCCAACGTCGTGGCAAAATTAAAAGAAAAGCAAAAATGGCTCGAGCTCTTATGAAAAGACGAAGATCAATGAGAAGACGAGCAGCTCTCGGAGTATAGGAAACAAAAAATGAAACTTATTACAGAAACAGTCGAAGAAATTAAAGTCATCACTGAAGAGAAAAACGGTGTTAAGACTTTATACATTCAAGGTCCATTCCTTGTCGCCGAAACAAAGAATCGAAACGGACGTTCATATCCTGTTGCGGTACTTGAAAACGAAGTCAATCGTTACATGAGAGAATACGTCGATAAGAATCGAGCTTTTGGTGAACTTGGACATCCAGAATCACCAACCATTAATCTAGAGCGCGTCTCTCATATGATTACCAATATTTCGCGCAATGGTAATGTATTCGAGGGTAAAGCAAAAGTTCTTGAAACTCCAATGGGTAAAATTGCTAAGAATCTTATGGAGGCTGGTGCTACTCTTGGTGTATCCTCGCGTGGTATGGGCTCTCTTAAAATGATCGATGGAGTCAATATCGTACAACCAGACTTTTACCTTGCAACTGCAGCTGATATCGTAGCTGATCCATCAGCTCCAGGTGCTTTTGTTCAAGGCATTATGGAAGGTAAAGAGTGGGTCTGGGACAATGGTTTTGTGAAGGAATTTAATGTAAATGAATATTATAATCAAATAAAGACTGCAAAACAGAAGCAATTAGACGATATCTCCTTGAAAATATTTGAAAACTTTTTATCGAGATTATAACTTTTATAAATATATTACCATTTAACGGATAATTTTCATGGCTCATAAAACATTACACGAGTCGGCAGCTGAAATTCTTGCAGCGTCATTGGCGAATGCTGGCAAAGAGCCTATTCGCATGGCTGCTATACAACACAATGATTTAGGTGGTGAAATGATGACTGGAGATGTTGTGTCTCCAGGTTTAATGAGTGCACAATCAATAAATGCAACACCAAAACCAGGTCGTCCTGGAGCTCCAGCAGAAGAAATTAAGAAACTTCCAACCGAGGATGAAGAGTCAGAGGAAAATTCTGAATCTGAAGAGCCTGAGAAATCAAATAATTTAATGGAAAATTTAATTGAACAATATGGTGAAGATGGAGCAAAAGAATTACTCATTGAAGCGATTATTAATGATTTTAAACAACGAGAATTTACTGAAGATGAATTCATGCAGTTGGAAGAGGACGCAGATCAACTAGAAGATTTTATTGAATCACAATCCGATGAAGAACTAGTTAAATTTTTTGAAAGATTAAATGAAGAGGAAATAGTATACACAATTCAACTTGCATCTTTAGATGAAGAAACTGATCCTGCTGAATTAGCAGCACGTGATAATGAAAATTCAAGTATTGGTGGTGGATCTGATGGTAATGTTAACGCCTCTGCACCAGCTCCGACACCAGCTCCGACACCAGCTCCGAATACAGGACGCCCTCCAAAACCAACAGAACCTCCACCCAAGGGTAAGAAATGGAAATTTAAACGTGGACAATGGGTCCTTAAAAAGAAAAGAAGTATTGGAAAAATTTTAAAGAAATTAGCACCAATTGCGGCTGGATTTCTTTTACCTGGAATTGGTGGTGCAATTGCTGGAAAATTAGGTTTTGCTGGTGCAGCAGCTGGTGGCGCTGGTGGTGCCGCTGCTAGTGGTGTCGCAAAAGCAGGTTTGAAAGCAGGTTTAAAAACCTTGGCGAAAAATGTTGTTCAACAAAGCATATCGGGAGCAATTCAGGGTGGTGTTCAAAGTAAATTGTCAGGCGGTAGTTTTTCAGCAGGCTTAAAATCAGGAGCCAAATCTGGTGCGATTGGTGGAGTGACTGGAGGAATTGGTGGCAGTATTGCAAAAGCAACAGGGTCAGAGCTTGTAGGTAATCTTGCACGCGATGTTGCTTCTGCTAAACTGCAAGGCGGCAGTGTGAGAGATGCAGTTGTTGGAAATATTACAAGTGCAGCAGGTGGAGCAGTTGGTCAAAGAACAGGATCAGATCTTGCTGGTAGCGTCGCTTCAACAGCACTTAATCAAGCTGCACAAAAACGAGAAAAGCCTCAGCAATCTAATCAAAATGTTCAAGATGATTCTGAGAATATACAAACACGCGTGGCACAAAATAGAAATCAAGACAACGACGATGAAGATCCAGACTCAGTTAGAAATTTCATGAGAGATATTAACGCTAACAAAGATCGATTAAGAGGAGTAAATAGAATGGCTGCTGAAGAAACAGATATCATTCAACAACTGTCAACATTAAATGAAGAGCAACTAGATCAGTTTATTAATTCATTATCAGAGGATCAAGCTGAATACGTTGTAAACTTATTTGAAAGGGGTGGTCCACGTCGTCGACGCGCTAAAACAGATGCTGCTGCAACGACAGCAACATTAAATGCTGCTGCAACAAACGCTGCTGCAACGACAGCAACATCAGCGGCAGCACCAGTGGCAACACCGAAGTATGGCGAAAGGGGAACTGGTGCAAATAAAGGCAAATTCTGGACAGGAACCAAATTTCAAGCACCATCTGAAATGAGTGATGAAGATCGCTATGGCAAAACAGGAGCATCAATTCGTAGATCTGGTGCACAACTAGCTGCAGGTTTCGGAGTTGATCCTAATGTTGGCGCAGATTATGCATATAAAATGAGAGAACGCCTTGGTAAAACTAAAGAAAGCAATTTAAAATTAGATGCTGATTTTAAGCAAGCTCTTGCTGCTGTTAATAGAATGGGTGCTGGTGGATCTGATGGCAGTGGTTCAAAACCAGCTGGTGGTTCAAAACCAGCTGGTGGTTCAGGACCAGTTACACAACCAGTCGCGTACCAGGCGCAGAGTGATGGTGGTTCAGCTGCTAGTACAAATCTTGGTGCTGATGCTAATAGAATGCTAACGTTAGTTCAGCAGGGTCTGAACTTTGGTGCTGACAACACTGGTGCTGGCGCTACCAACACTGGTGCTGGCGGTTCAGGTACAGGATCAGGTCGACCTGATCCTGCAGGATCAGGTCCACCAGAGCAAACAGCAGGTCAACAGGGAAATGATGGCGCTGCAAGACCTCAAGGTAGATATAACAGTTTAGAGGATTGGCATTCAGATCCAATTGATAGAAGAGGTAGATCTAGATCCGATTCTTCCTCTGGTGGAGGTGCTTCTGCAGATTCCTCTAGCGCAAATCAAACTACAAGTTCAAATCAACGAAATGATAAATATGGTCTTGGAAATGCATTTATTGATTTTGCACAAAGGGCTGGTCGTACTGGTCTCCGAACAGGTATTGGCGGCGCATTAACTGGTCAAGATTTTGGAGACGCTGCCAAAGCTGGCGCCGCTGGACAAGCGGTTTATGATTTAGCCAAAGGGGCATTAAATTTATTTCGTGGTAAAACAACAAATGAAAGCACTGAGGATTCGAATATGAACGACATAGAAAATCAAGAGGAAGCAAATGAGACATTCAATGAGAATGAAAATCTCAGCGAAAGTGGAAAGAACCCACAAGGTCGGCTCAAGCCTCAGCAAAAGCCTCAGCAAAAGCCTCAGCAAATGCCTCAGCAAAAGCCTCAGCAAATGCCTCAGCAATCTGATCAAAATATGCAAGATGATGAAGAAGCTGAAGATAAAACAGCTGAACTCACCGAAGAGCAAATTCGTGAGCAAAGAATGATTGCAATTAAAGAAACGGTCAAGCAGTTCCAAGGCAATATGAGAGAGGATGTAGATGCGCTGTTTAATGGCGAATCACTCTCTGAAGAATTCCGCGCCAAAGCCACACTTATCTTCGAAGCAGCTGTATCATCTCGTGTCGAAAAAATTCTAGAAGAGCTTGTTGCTTCAAATGACCAAGTTCTAGGACAGGCATATGAGGAAATTAAAGACGAATTGACAGAGCAAGTTGATGAATATCTCAACTATGTTGTTGAACAATGGATGCAAGAGAATAAAGTTGCTGTCGAAACAGGTCTACGTGCTGAGCTCGCTGAAGACTTTATCTCTGGTTTACGTGCATTGTTCCAAGAGCACTACATCGAGATTCCTGAAGAAAAAGTTGATGTTGCAGAAACACTTGCATCTGAACTTGAATCAGCAGCTGAGTATGTAGAGAATGTACATAAACATGTTGCAGATCAGACCGCAACAATTGCTTCTCTTCAAGAGCAACTTAACTTTGTTCAGAAAGCAATTGTCACAGAATCATTCTGCTCTGGACTCACAGCAGTTCAAGCAGAGAAAATGAAGGCACTCGCAGAGGGTGTGGAGTTCACCACAGAAGGTGATTATGAAGAAAAACTCGCTGTATTACGCGAGAACTACTTCCCGACTAAAGTACAAGTGAAAAGTGAGGTAAAGGAACTTCAAAGAGTCGCTCTTAATGAAGAACCAGAAGTAGAAATTACAAATAATATTATGAGTCGATATGTTCAATCAATATCAAAAACGGCTCCAAAAGCCTAATAACTGAGGAAACACTAAATGTATATTAACGAAACATATGCAAAAAAGTGGGCACCAGTTCTTGATCACCCAGAACTCCCAGCAATCA